GAAGGCACAGCCAACCAGATCAGGATTTTTCAGGAATCATTGAAGGAAGCGGCTGCGACACTGGGGCAGAATCTTCTGCCAATCATCACACCGATCCTTCAGAAAATGAGCCATTTCATTCAAAGCTTCTCCGAAATGGACGAAGGCACACAGAAATTCATCCTGACAATGGCGGCAATAGCGGCCGCAATAGGACCAGCCCTATCCATCGTTGGGGGAATTACCACGGGGCTTGGCGGGATGGTCGGCGCTGTCGGAAAAGCGGCCGGTGTATTATCAAAAGGCGGTGGACTAGTATCTGCATTGGGTGCACTGATTGGACCTGGAGGGATAGCCCTTCTGGCTATTACCGCCATTGCAGCGGCAGCCTATCTGATTGTCAGCAACTGGGATGAAATCAGCCATTTCTTCATCAGGCTTTGGGAAAGTGTCAGTGAGACATTTATCGGGGCGTGGGAAGGCATCAAGAATTTCTTTTCCGGACTCTGGAGCTGGCTTCAAAGCTTTTTTAGCCAGTGGGGAGGATTGATTCTGGCGGTGCTGGTGCCTTTTATAGGGCTTCCGCTCTTGATCTATCAGCATTGGGACGCCATCAAACTGTTCTTTATAGGGCTATGGGAAAAGGTGGTGTCTTCATTTGAAGAGGCTATTTTAGCAATCACACTATTTTTTGATGATTTGCCTTCGACTATTGGCTTCGCACTTGGTCTTCTCATCGGAAATATCTTGAAGTTCGGGATGGGCCTTACCGCGTGGGTTGCAGAAACCATACCGGCTGTTATTGACAGTATCGTTCAGTTCTTTGCCGCACTACCGGTCAGAATAGGAGAAACGGTGGCGGATGTATTGAACGCCATTTACCTTTTTGGTACAAACCTCGCTGGCTGGGTGGTTTTAAATATTCCAATTGTGATCAATAGCATAGTAACCTATTTCGCCTCCCTGCCGGGGATTATCGCAGCAACCATTTCAGATGCTGTCAGCACGATAGGAACATGGGCAGGAAACCTTATCACAAAAGCAAGCGAGGAGCTGCCAAAGGTTGTGGCAAACATCGCTGGTTACTTCAAGGCACTGCCCAAGGAAATGCTGCAGGTGGGCAAAGATTTGGTGACCGGATTATGGAACGGCATGAATGGGATGATGAGCTGGATCAAGGCAAAAATCAGGGAGTTTTCCGGATCCGTCATTTCAGGGATTAAAAGCGCACTCGGCATCAGCTCACCGTCAAAAGTTATGGCAGATGAGGTAGGAAAATGGCTGCCGGCTGGAATAGCGGAAGGCATCACCAGCCATTCAAGCCTCGTAAGAACAGCGATGGACCGCATGGCAAGCGGGCTCACGGCGAGGACAGGGCTTGAAATGGAAGGCGCCTTCCAACAAAGGATGGGCGCGTTTGAAGATGGCGCTGCTATGGGGGATGGTAGGACAACCAACCTGACCTTCAATGTGCAAAGCTTCTCTCAAGCCAGGCATGAGATCGATCTGTTGAACAAACAGCTGGCGGCGGCAACGGGTCTTTAGGAGGTGGTTTTTTGGAACGATTGATTTTTACAAACGCCATAGAACAGACAATCATCTTCGATGAAAGTGGCGTCTACAGATGGCTTGAAGTGGATGATCTCGGAGGCGTAGAGGCGGATTTCATGACTTCCTCAAGCCCCTACCAGGATGGCGTGACCTCTGTGGGAGAGGCCTACTTTACCGCAAGAACCGTCAAGGTTAAGTTTGTGGTGGTCTCTGATACGCTTGATGAAGGACTTCGCCACTTAAACAGTGTGCTGAATCCAAAGCTCGGTCTGGGAAAGCTATCCTACGAAAGAAACGGTAAGACCTATGTTCTCAACAAGGTGAAAACAAGAATGCTGCCGACTTTGCCGGGAGCCCCGTCAAGAGGAATGTCCTATCAGGTGACATCGGTCATTTTTGAGGTGTTTGATCCGTATTTCACCGATGAGGCGTATCTGGAGGCCTCGATAACCACCGGAGATAACTGTCTCGCTTTCCCTGTGAATCTATATGACAGTTTTGTTTTTGACTATATCAATACAGCAGGGATTGTCGTGACCAACAGCGGCGATGTGGATTGTCCTATCGCAATCGTTCTCGATGGTCCCAAGAACAGCCCCTTGACCATTGAGAACATGGGCACCGGAGAAAAAATCGTTCTGGCGCTCAGTCTGTTGGAGAACGAGCGGCTGACCATCACAACAGGCATCGATGATATCAATGTCATCAAGGAAGATTTGGTAACAGGCGAAAGCACCGTGGCTTTCCAATACATCGATGTGGCCCAAACAACATTTTTCAGACTGCCAAGAGGCGCCACCACTTTAAAGATATCAGCCGGCGAAGCGGAGGTGGAGGAAGCCATTCTTCGATTCAAACAAAGATGGGTGGGAATATAGATGAAGACATTACATGTCATGAATTTGGATTTCAACTATAAGGCGGCGCTAAGAGGCTATCAAAGCGCCATCATCAAGCGGGTCTTTAACGGGATCGGATCCCTTGAGTTAGTCATCAGTGAGGAGATTCCAAACGCAGGCTTAATCAGCGAGAACGATATTGTTTGGTTTGACCGCGAATATAACAAGGCATTTATCGTGGAGCACATCGAAACAACCCTATCCGGGAGCGTGATGCGCTACAATATAACAGCCAACCACCTCAATGTTCTGCTCCATGACTATATCACCCTACCGCCAAGCGGAGAGGATACGGATATAAGGACCGGCTCCAGAGAACAAGTCGTACGGTATTGGGTAGAGCAAAACTGCATCGAGCCGGACAATCCAGCCAGAGCGCAGTATCCAATAATTCTTTCAGAAGCAGGAGGCTTCGGGGAAACCATCACCGAGCAGAGCCGATTTGCACCCCTATCGGATGAGATCACAAGGGTCCTTCTGCCGGAGGATCTTGGATGGCGGATTGAGCTTGATTTGGAGAGCAACTGCTTTGTCTTTACCGTCCTTGAAGGGATTAATAGAACCTCAGAACAAAGCATCAACAACCGGATTCTCTTTGGACTGCGATACGGCAACATCGCGGGCTTTAGAAAAGTGACAGACATCGGCTCAGCAAAAACTGTAGCCTATATTGGTGGAAAAGGAGACGGTACCACCAGGATTTTTGTGGAGGTCGATCAGACCGGGGGAGGCAGGCGAAAGGAAGTCTTTGTGGACGCCCAGGATGTGGGAACGGTGAGTGAGCTTTCCGAGCGGGGTTGCCAAGCCCTCTCCGATGCGGCGGCTGTCAACAGCTTTGAATTCGAGGCGTTAAGCCGGCAGTTTCAATATGAAAGGGATTACGACCTGGGGGATTTTGTCACGGTCGTTATCGATAAGGACAGTGTTTTGCATCTGCAAATCAAAGAGGTAAGGGAAATATACGAACAAGGGCTTATCACCGTCAAGCCAGTATTCGGTGCACCGGAGAAAACCCTGGGAAAAGCCATCAGCAAACTCTCCAACCGGATTTCCTCCCTCGCTTCAGCCACTACCAAAATTGACGATGAAAAGGTGTCCGTAAATGCCACCTGGAGCTCCGCGCAAATCAAAAGCCAGACTGCTTCGCCAGCGGGCATTGTAGTGGCTTTCGCGTCGATGGTCATTCCAGAAGGATGGCTCGAATGCGATGGCGCAAGCATCAGCCGGATTCAATACGCCGGTCTTTTTACCGCCATCGGGACCACCTACGGGGCGGGAGATGGCAGCACAACCTTCGGGTTGCCAGATTTTCGTGGCAGGGTACTTGCGGGTGTGGACAGCGCTCAAACGGAATTTGCATCAATTGGACAAACGGGTGGAGCGAAAACACATGTCCTGACAGTTGCACAGATGCCGCCCCATACCCATGACATCAAGATGGACAGCGACACAACACCAGACGGCGGAACAGGTGCTGTGGCATCAGAGGATACATTTAATGTGACATTGAAGGATGGTGCGTTAACTACGGGTGGCGGAGAAGCCCATAACAATCTGCAGCCTTATCTGACGATGAGATGGATGATTAAATACTAGGGAGGAAAATACAGTGAGCAATATTAACGACTTTGGAATGCCTTTCACCTCTCAGGTGGGAGACAGGGCCTACAGCGCCTTGGACTGGCGGCTGTATTTTAGTTCGCTTTTGGAGGATGGCATCATTGGGGATATCGGAAACGAGCTAAAAGTCTGGCCTCAGTCCACTCCCAACAAGACGGTGTATGTGGACACAGGGGCTATTTTTATAAATGGCGCCATGAGGGTGTTGACGGATGTTACAAACTTGTCGGTAGCAGACAACACCAGCGGACAGCCAAGAATCGACCGGATTGCGGTAAGGCTAAATCTATCAAGCAGAAAAATAGAGCTGGCAGTCAAACAAGGATCTGCTGCAGAAAGCCCAAGCCCACCCGATCTGGTCCAAAACAGTTCTTCATGGGAGTATTCACTGGCGCAAATTTATCTTGCCAATGGGTTTTCAACGATAACCGCTGGTGCGATCACCGATGAGAGAGGCAGCGAAGAGTTATGCGGGTATTTCAGATACAGGGCAAAGCCGGCGTGGTATCCCGGGGGCGATATTCCCATAGATGTCTGGAAATACACATTGTTTAAAGACCAACTCAAAGCACAGGAGATAGCGGATATCGAGGCCAATCCCACTTTGATGAGTATTATAGACAATAACGAGATGGGAAAGCTTAGCTTGCCAGTCTATAACGGAAGCCTGAGCTATGAATATATCAAGCTGTTCGATGGATTGAGGTTTATCAATACACACGGTGATTTGACCTTTTCATCAAGCGGAGAGTTTCCATCGGATTTCATAGTATGCGATTCCCTTACCATCAATGCAGGTGTAACGGTAACGCCTCCTGCCGGAAAGGGCTGTCAAATACTCATTGTGAAGGGGTCGCTGACTTTGAATGGCAAGCTGGATGGAAAGGGCTTAGGGGTGAAAGGCCCGGTCAAGACGGTAGGTGTTGAAGAGGCAGGCCATGGCGGCGCCATATTTCTGATATTGGCATCCAACATCACCGGAACAGGGACAATTGATATCAGCGGTACAAACGCCATCGGCTCAGCAACTTTTGTGACAGCTACAAGAAAGGACGGAAGCTTTTATAGTGAAATCATAGAAAGTGGCACCATCAATACAGCAGATTCAAATATCACTACATCCGGAACACCCGGTATAACTTATCTCGCTAATCTTCGCCTGTCCACTTTTCTGCACTCCTTGTTTCAACCCGGGAAAACATACCTCGGAGCGGGTCACGGGGGCTACTACAGAGGAAACAACCAGAATAGGCCAGGCGGCGGGGGTGGTGCGGGAGCTGCTGGAAATGGCGGTGCTGGTGGGCCAAATAGCGGTTCTTCCTACGGAAATTCACCGGGCATCGGTGGTGGCGGCGCAGGGGCACTTGTGCTCTATTCCCATAACGCCATCCCTGCCATTACGATTGCAGCCACAGGCGGTAACGGTACAGAGGGAATTTTGGCGGGGCATGGCGGTGGCGGTGGCGGTGGGTTGATGTATCTCTTTGCTGTTACGGATTCCTCAGTTAAAAACGTAAGTGGTGGCATTGGTGCAAAGACAAGCAGCGCCAGGGATGGATCGGATGGTACTTCCGGTCTTGTTTTGTTTAATCAGCTATAAAGGAGGGGCTTACCTATGAAAGCATTTATCAGGGTTGAAAATGGTGTCGTGAAAGAAAGGGTCATCGGATATGACGCACCACCTTTTAAAGACGGGGTTGAGGTGGACGTAGATGTTGCACTGAACATAGACCTGTACAGCTACGACAGCGACAAGAAGGGCTTTGTCGAAAAAGAAAAAATGATGAAAGTTGAACCGACACTTGAGGAGCGTATTGCCGGTCTTGAGACTTTTGCCATTGCGGTTGGCGGAGAAAGCTATATGGAAAGACCTCTCATAGATGGTGAAAAGACAAAAACAGTGGAGCAAAGGCTGGCGGAGGTTGAAAGGCTGGTTTCAGAGCTAGCCGGTCTTCAAGTGAAGGAACAGTAAGGGACTATTAACTACATTAGAAGGATTTTCTAATAATAGACCTCTCATGACAGCATATATGATCAACAGCATTGAATGATGCGACAACCGAGGAGGTGATTGATTCAATGGACTTGCTTGAAAGAACAATCGACTATATCTTAAAAGCCTTTACAGGGCTTAAGCCTTTATACGGATCCATAGTGGGACTGATATCCTATCTATTCTTTCCGGAAAGGGCATATTTTCTAGCCCTGATAGCGGTCATCATCGCCTCTACGATGGATATTGTCACAAAAATCTATGCGATTATAAAGGTAAACGACGGTTACAGAAAAGCTGTCAAATCAGGCAAGCTGTTTTCCAAGTCTCTTTGGCAGGGAACCGAGGTGAAGATATTCTCTTATCTAACAGTGACTTTGCTGACAGGCCTTAGCTACAGGGTAATCTTTTTAAAGGAAGCCGGTATTCTACTCGCCTCCTTCGTTTATTCCGTCATGTTTATGCGGGAATTTCAATCGAACATCGAGAATCTATGCGAAGCCGGAGCTGATCTCCAGTGGCTTTTACTGTTTGCCAGGAAAAAGAACCATCATCTGATGAAGGATTTGGAGGAAGAAAAAGGAGAAGAAAACAATGACGACAGCATATAAGGTGATACAAAACCTATTGACCATCAACCCTTATTCGCGACCGGGCATGAAGATTGACACGGTAAAGGGCATTGTCATCCACTGGGTAGCCAACAGAAATTCGACAGCCGCTGCCAACAGAAACTTTTTTGAAAACAGAAAAAACGGGACAAAAGGCTACGGGTCGGCCCACGAAATCATTGATCTGAACGGAGATGTGGTGGTCTGCATCCCGGAAAATGAAATAGCCTATCATGCGGGAAGCCCAAACCCCTACACAAAAGAAGCTCTTGATTATCTAAGCACCTATCCCAACAACTGCACCTATGGTATCGAGTGCACCCACATCGCCTATGACGGGCAGATGGCGGACAAGACTTATGAAACACTTATCAGCAGATGCGCTGATCTGATCATGGAATTTGGTCTAGAGGAGGCTGAAAGACCGCTCTGGCTCCATAAAGAAGTTGTAGGATGGAAAGATTGCCATCGCTGGTTTGTCAACAACCCGAAGGAATGGAACAGCTTCAAAGAAAAAGTGAGAGAAAGGATGGAAGAGATGAAACTTAAACTAAAAGAGTCCTGGCAATGGGAACTGCTTTATAAGTCCATAGAGGAATTGGAGAACAAGGGCATCATTACGAGTGCCTTGTGGCGAGAAAAGATACGGAAAAAAGAGATCACTGTCCATGAGCTGGTGTGGCTAAACACCATCCTGATGGACAGGCTGACAGGAGAGTGATAATGATGGATAAAATAAATTGGAAACAGAAGCTGACATCAAGAAAGTTCTGGGCGGCGGTGACTGGGTTTGTCACCGCTATTTTAATGGTCTTTAAAGTGGATGAGATGACCATCGAGCAGGTGATAGCTATGATCTCCGCATCGAGTGTATTGATTGCCTATATCATTGGCGAGGGCATCGTGGATGCGGCAAGGGTTCAAAACCAAGAGTCTCTTTCCGAGATCGACAAGCTGTAGGTGATCAATAAGCGCTTCCATTTGTTTAAGAGGAGGTCATTATGACAAAAGAAGAAAAAGAACAAGTGGCGAGACATCGGAACAATGGCCTTGCTTATTCTGAAATCAGCAAGGTGCTTGATGTTTCAGTCAATACCATCAAGTCCTACTGCAGACGAAACGGCTTAGCCGATAAAAAAGAACCCGCAAAAGAAGACTTCAATGAGCAAAACACCCACTGCAAACAATGCGGCAAAGCGTTAATACAAGTTTTGCGAGGAAAACCGAAAAAATTCTGCAGTGAGAAATGCCGCAGGGACTGGTGGCAAGAGAACCAAGATCAACAAACAGGAAAAGCATACTATACCATCAAATGCGACGGGTGCGGTGTTACGTTCGAAAGCTATGGCAACAGGGACCGAAAGTTTTGCTCCCATGCCTGCTATATCAAGTCCCGGTTTGGAAGGAGAGAAGGCAATGAACCAAGCCCAGTTTGAACGGGAAAAGAACTACCAGGCTTCCCTTTGCATCGCCAAGACCATGCTGGAAGAAGGCCTTATCGACAGCAAGGAATACGGTAAAATCAAAGCGATCCTGATTGGAAAATATAAGCCAATCATAGGGGGTTTGTAGCGTTATATAACTTGCTATGTGTCAAAATCAGAGTTAACATCGTGATGGAAGGAGGGTTGACAGTGGGTAGGACAATAAGAGAAATCAACGCGCCAAGACCAAAGACCATCATGAGAAAAAAAGTGGCGGCCTATGCCAGAGTCTCAAGCGGCAAGGACGCCATGCTGCATTCTCTCTCGGCGCAAATCAGTTACTACAGCCAGCTGATTCAAAACAATCCAAAATGGGAGTATGCCGGCGTGTATGCCGACAAGGCCATCAGCGGCACCAAAACTGAGAGGGAGCAGTTTCAGAAGCTACTAGAAGAATGCAGGAATAAAAGAGTGGATATGATCATCACCAAATCCATATCTAGGTTTGCAAGAAACACGCTGACCTTGCTGGAGGTGGTAAGGGAACTGAAAGAGCTCAATGTGGATGTGTACTTTGAGAAAGAGAATATTCATTCCATAAGCGGGGATGGTGAGCTGATGCTCTCTATCCTCGCTTCTTTTGCCCAGGCGGAAAGCCATTCGGTAAGCGAGAACTGCAAATGGCGAATCCGCAAGCGTTTTGCCGCAGGGGAGCTGGTCAATTTCAGTTTTATGTATGGCTACGATATTGATAATAAGGATATCGCCATCAATGAAACGGAAGCAAGGATAGTGCGAATGATTTACACGGACTATTTGGAAGGCATGGGGACCTTTGCCATAGCCAAGAAGATTAGGAACATGAAAGTAAAAAGGCCAAGAGGCGGAACTTGGACCTCTGAAAGGGTTGCGGAGCTTCTGAAAAATGAAAAATACATCGGTGACTCGCTCCTGCAAAAAAAACATGTGTTGGATCATTTGAAGAAGCTGTTGGTAAAGAACAAAGGAGAATTGCCTCAGTATTATGTTGAGGACAGCCATCCCGCCATCATCGACAGGGATGATTTCAGAAAGGTTCAAGAAAAGCTCGCTGAAAACGCTCAGTACTATACTTCGAAAAAGAACACTTCCAGTTACTGCTTCACTGGAAGAGTATCATGCGGCATGTGTGGAAAGCGCTTCAACAGAAAAGCAAACCACGGAAGAGTCTATTGGGGCTGCGGCACCTACCTTCATTTTGGCAAGGAAGCTTGTCCAGCAGGTCAAATACCTGAGAGGATTCTCGTTGAAAAAACAAGTGAGGTCCTTGAAACTGATTACTTTAGCGAGACGGATTTTGACAAGAAGATCAGGGAAATAATCATTTCCGGACCTTTTGAGATCAATTTTGACATGTATGATGGTACACAGATCAAGAAAACATGGAAGCATCAATCAAGAAGTGGGAGCTGGAGTATTGAAGCAAGAGAGAGGGCCAGAGAAAAAAGCCTCGAAAAGTGTAAGGAGATGACCTATGCAAACGGCTAAACAAGTCAGAGTCATACCGGCCAATAAAAACAACTTCAACCAGACAGACAATGCATCCATAACAAAGAAAAGAGTAGCAGCCTATGCCAGGGTATCGACTGACTTTGACGAGCAGCAGACAAGCTTTGACGCCCAGCTTGATTACTATACAAAACATATACAGGATAAACCAGAATGGGATTTTGTAAAGGTGTATACAGACGAGGGAATATCAGCTACAAGCACCAAGAAAAGAAATGGCTTCAACACAATGATCAAGGATGCGGTGGAAGGTCGTATAGACTTGATACTCACTAAATCAGTCTCGAGATTTGCGAGAAACACAGTGGATACCTTAACAACAGTCAGACAGCTAAAGGAAAAAAATGTAGAGGTCTATTTTGAGAAGGAAAACATTTATACAATGGACAGTAAAGGTGAATTATTAATCACGATTATGAGTTCGATCGCGCAAGAAGAATCTCGCAGCATTAGCGAGAACGTGACCTGGGGCCAGCGCAAGCGGTTTGCAGACGGCAAGGTTAGCCTGCCTTACAAGCAGTTTCTTGGCTACAAGAAAGGCGAGGACGGACTGCCTAAAATCGTCGAGAAGGAAGCCAAGATTATCAGAAAGATCTACAAGTTGTTTCTGGAAGGAAAGACCGCTTCAGGCATCGCCAAGATGCTGACAACAGAGAAGATCCCAACACCAGGAGGCAAAGAGAAATGGCAGGCGACGACCGTTCAAAGCATTCTACGGAATGAGAAGTATCGCGGTTCTGCCATATTGCAAAAATTTTACACCGTTAATTTTTTAACAAATAAGAAAAAGATAAACGAAGGCGAAGTGCCTCAGTACTATGTGGAGAACAGCCACGAAGCCATCATAGAGCCTGAAACCTTCGAGCTGGTGCAAGCGGAGTTTAAAAGAAGGGAAAAGGCGGGAAAGTACACAAGCGCCATCAACTGCTTGGCCAGTCGGATCACCTGTGGAGACTGCGGTGGGTTTTACGGAAGAAAGGTGTGGCACTCCAACACCAAGTACGCCCAGACCATCTGGCAGTGCAACAACAAATTCTTAAGGAAAGCCAAGTGCACCACACCCCATCTGAAAGAAGAAGTCATCAAGGAGGCTTTTGTGGAAGCCTTCAACAGTCTTATTGACAATAAAGAAGAGATACTAAATAGCTACGATGATCTGACCAAGAAGATCACCAACTTTTCAAAAGAGGAAAAAGAGATCAAACAAATAGAGGTCAAGTCGCAACTGCTTCATACCGCCCTTGAAAAGCTGATCGCGGAAAACGCGAGAACCACCATCGATCAAACTGACTATGCAAAAAAATATAATCATTTAGCTGAAAAGCACAACACCCTTCAAAAAAGGCTGCAGACGCTCATAAGCGACATCGACCAGAAAAAGGCCA